CGGCTCTTTATGGTTTGGCAAGAGCATATAAGGCATACAGGGAAAACACCCAGAAAGTTCAAGGATCACTCGAACCCAAAACTCAAGAAGAAGTGGATATCCGAGATAGCGATGTTAGGTATTGGACTGAAGTTGTGATGCGTGAATTACCCATTTCTGATATTTCAAAGAGAATGTCTCCAGAACAAGTCGAGAATTTAGTTCGCAAGGGTTTACTTTATGGAACAATACATGGCAAAGACGAACAGAATGGAATGGTGAATGGTCTCATGATCGAAACCAATGCCATGTTGCTCCCGAATCATTACTTTGATGAATTTGGTGATGAGTTGAAGTGCACTTTCAGGAAAAGGAATCCAGAAGCAAGCGGTGGAAAATTTGTTTCAAGAATTCACAAGAAGTTTTCTTCGCGTTTCCCAAGTTCTGATATACGATTGTGTTATATTCCAAATGGGGGTTCTTTCAAAAGTTTGGTCAACCTTTTTCCAACTGGTGATATGCCGTCCGTGCCTTTTCGCATGAGTTGGAGAAAGAAAGATGGTGACATCATTTGCGCGAAAGGTGTGACAAAACCAGGCATCGTTAGAACTAATCATGAATTCAATGGTGGTATGTATAAAAATCTCACTATGAATACTTTTGATGGTTTGTGTGGTGCCACGATAGTTTCTGATACAAATGGGAGTGTCATATTGGGTCTCCATCTTGGAGGCACTGCTGGTACACCTGTTGGTGTCTATGGAAGTATTACTCAACAACAGATTTTCGCGGCTTTGGAAGAATTACGTAGCATGGAAGGTGTGGTTCTCTCAGGCAACGCTGGTAGATTTGAGACAGTTGTACTTGGCACGCAAGTATTGAAAGATGGGAAGTTGCACAAGAAGAGCCCATTGAATTTCCTCCCACAGGATTCACAGATAGAATACTATGGATCTTGTCCTGGACGTTCCATAACCAAGACGGATGTGCGTGTTACACCTATAAGCGAGCATGTGACTGATGTATGTGGTGTTCCCAATGTATATCGTGGTCCTAAATTGAACCCAGAATGGTATGGGTGGCAGAATTGCCTGGCCAATCTTGCAATCCCTGCGCATCCATACCCGCATGATTTACTGGAGATAGCAATCAAGGACTACAAGGAGGATTTATACCCAGTCTTCCAGTCAAAATTGTGGAACGGTTGTAGACCACTCACAGATCACGAAAATTTGTGTGGTATACCATCGAAGAAGTTTATGGATGCGATCAAATTGAATACGTCGATTGGTTTTCCCTTGACAGGTCCCAAGAGGGATTACGTGATTGAATTGGAACCCACTGAGGAGAAGCCCAACAATCGTGTTCTAGAGCCTGAGATCGTTGCTGAGATTAATAGGATTGAGGCGTGCTATAAGAAAGGGGAGAGAGGGTACCCTATCGCTAAAGCATGCAAAAAGGATGAGATACTCACGAAAGATAAATGCAGAATTTTCTATGGTAATGCGCTTTCTTTGACATTCCTCATTCGCAAGTACTACTTACCGATTTTGCGCGTCTTACAAATGAATCCGCTGAAATCTGAGTGCGCAGTCGGTATCAATTCACATGGGCCTGAATGGGAGGAATTCCATAAGCATGTAACCCAACATGGCATGGACCGTTTGTTTGGAGGAGACTACGGCAACTATGATCAAAAATTGCCATCACAATTGATTTTTGCCTCTTTGCGTATCCTAATGGATTTCGCTAGACTTTGCGATTATTCAGAGGAACACATACGCATTATGGAAGCAATGACTGGTGACATAGTGTTTGCATGTGTAGCGTTCAATGGTGATCTAATTGGTCTGACTGAAGGTACTCACATTAGTGGCAATTCTCTCACAGTCATTATAAATGGGATTTGTGGTTCATTGAACTTGAGATGTTTCTTCTATTCTCAATATCCCTGTACAACTTTTGACGATAGATTGCGTTTTCGGGACAAGGTGGCCATCATGACATATGGCGATGATAATATTGGGTCAGTTCATCCAGAAATTGACAAGTTCACCATCAAGGGGTGCTCAAAGTTTCTAGCTGAATACGGTCAGATATATACTATGCCAGACAAAGAGTCCGATCTTCGTGATTTCCTCAACCCAGACGAGTTCGAATTCTTGAAAAGACAGAGTGTGTGGCATCCCAAATTGGGTGTTCATACTGGTGCACTTTTAGACAAGTCAATATACAAATCCTTACATTGTTTTATGAGGGGTAAGAATTGTGTGGAGACAGAGGAGTTTGCATGTGCACAAAATATTGATGGAGCCCTGCGGGAATGGTTTCATCACGGTGAAGATAAGTATGAAAGTCAACGGAAGAAGATGATAGAAGTTGCCAATCGTGCTCATATAGCCTACTTGTGTTCCGAATTGGACTTAACGTATGATGATAGAGTCCAGAAGTGGCACACAACGTACACCAATCCAAAGGTGTAAATTGGAAAACCCCGCCACTCCGGGGGCGTAAAATCCGGCCCAGTTTCAAATCTGATGGTAAGCAAAATTGATATGGGTGTATGGATACCGAGTATTTTGACATTTTGTATGTTTCTATGTCTGGTACTTAGGCTTCACCCATGGAATGGTCCCTACAGGGGAATCGAGAGATGAGTTCACCATGCTCAACCAAAACATGACCTGATGGTGCACTTGACCCAGTGCCCATCTTGACAACAAAGGGGGTTGGCAATTTTTGTAAGAAACATTGTTCTGTGGAGATTTGCAGTAACGTCGCCACCAATTCAGGTGGGCAAACTCCATTAGTAAATATAGGCGTGACGGTTAATGATCAACTAGTCCGG